GAGTGAAACCAAAGGGGACTTTACTGTATCTTCAAAGAGAAATATAAGTTTTGGTGCTGGTGAAAATGTAATAATAAACAATCCTGGTTATTCACTTATTAATTCTGATAATATTTATTTAGGAATAGAGTCTAAATCTAAAAAAGAACCATTAGTGTTAGGTGACGAGTTAAGGAAACTATTAGAAGATATGGCAAAGATATTAAAAAATGCTCATGCTCTTGTACAAGGAGTTCCAATACCACTCGTTGATGCGACTGGTGCTTTTTTAAATTTACCAACTACTAAGGGTGCTACGTTGGAAAATAATACACTTTCTATATCTGAAATATTAGATAGTTTGAAAGAAAGAACTACATCAAAAACAAATGCTGATGGTCAAGAGATAACAATACATGATGTTGGGAATACAAAATTTTTAAGTCAACATCATTTCATAGAAACGAACAGGAGTTAAAATGAAGGTTAATATATTTAAGAAGTTAATAAGAGAAGTAGTAAGAGAAGAGTTAGATTATAAATTTAGTCGACTTGAAAAAAAATTAGATGAAGTGTTAGTTAAGAGTAATAGTAACAGTATAGTAGAAGATAAGGCAGTACAGCCTATCTCGTCTCCATCTAAAAAACAACCTGTCCTGGCAGCACCGAAGAAGACACCAGCTGCTCCACTTACAAAAGATTCTATTCTTAATGATATATTAAAAGAAACTGCCCATGCAGGTGATTGGAAAGATATAGAAAAAGAAGCAGAAGTTAAATCTGTAAAAGATACAACTGATGGACTTCCTGATTTTCTATCAAACGCTATAAACAAAGATTATTCAGCAGTAATGAATAAATTAGAGGAAAAAGATAGGTTTAAGAATGGCGCTTAAAGACGACATATATAAGGCATTTGAAAAGAACTTAGGTAAAGAAAATGTTGATGCCACAGAAGATGGTAAGAAAAAAATAGACACTTTATCAACAGACTTAACAAATGCAATTGTTAATTGGGTAACATCACAGACCTTTAGGGTGGACAAGTTAAGTGCACCTGTAATACAGACAACTGTAGATGGACTTACTTTTGGTGCTCCAATACCAGCAGTAGGACCTCCTGGTGCTCCACTTATTCAACCAGCAACACCAGTTTCTCTTGCTGGAACAGGACCGTTCATCATAGAAACTACTGCTGATGTTGATGCAAATGCTCCTGGTATGAGTCAAGGAGCAGATGCCGCGTCAAATGCTTCAGAGGTTAGACTTAGAGCAGATGAGGTTGATAATACTGGATTGCCTGAGCCTGAGGAATCATAATGCCGATATTAGATAGAAGAAAAGATAGATTTGTAGAAGACCAAGATAAACGAGTATCAGTTGGAATTGATTTTCCATTTGGTCGTGTTGGTAATGGTGATGGGTATTTTAAATCCACAAAGACTACTATCGATGCTATTAAAAATAACATCAAACTTCTTCTACAGACAAATCAAGGAGAAAGATTATTTCAACCAAACTTAGGAATGAATTTAAAAAATTATTTGTTTCAACAGATGACAGAAGAAACAAGTATTCAAATTGAGAATGATATTGTTGATGTATTTAGTAGATGGCTACCATTCGTTGAACTTAAAGATATTCAGATAACAAATAGAGATGAAGTAAATCAACTCGTGATAAATATAGTATTTAATATTAAAAGAGCACCAAATAGTTTAGAGAGTGTTCAAGTTACATTTGATGGTGTTGGAAACCAAGCCACAACAGCAACTGATGGAGTTTACTAATGGGATATACTGAAAAACAAAAGTTAATACCAACAAATGTTAACTATACAAGTAAGGATTTTAGTTCAATAAAAGCTGATTTAATTGAATATACTAAATCTTATTTTCCTGATACATATAAAGACTTTAACGAAACATCACCTGGTATGATGTTTATTGAGATGGCTTCTTATGTTGGTGATGTTCTTTCTTACTACATAGACTATAATTACAAAGAAAATATTTTATCAACAGCAACTGAAAAAAGAAACGTAAGAAGACTTGCAGAATTTCTTGGATATAAAACTCCAAACAAAACACCATCAGTTGTTCGTTTAAAAGTTACAACCACCATAGATGCTGATACAGATGGTAATCCAAAGTATGGTGATTTATCAAGTGGACATCCCATAGATAGTGGATTACAGATTGCTTCAAATATAGATTCGGAAGTAATCTTTGAGACAACAGGTGAAATAGATTTTACAGCAAGTGGTTCAGGTGATCCTGAAATAAGTGCACCAACACTTGATGATAATGGAGAAGCTGATACATATACGTTGACGAGGTATGTTAGAGCCGTATCTGGTAAAACAAAAACAAAATCTTTTACCATTACGAGTCCAACTAAATTTTTAGAATTAGATTTAGGAGAAGATGACCTTATAGAAGTTTTATCTTGTGAAGATAGTTCAGGACAAAAATGGTATGAAGTGGATTATCTAGCACAAGAAAAAGTATTAAGAGAACTTCACTATAGTGATTCTACAACTCTTAGAACATCTGCTTATGACATGTTAGATTTAAATGGTGATGGTAGTAATGACATATCACCAATACCAATACCATATACTGCAGAATATATAAGAACAAATAAAAAGTTTATTACTAAATATGATGAAGATAGTAATAGTTACAAATTTTGTTTCGGTAATGGATTATTTAGATTTAGTAATTCAGGTTCAAATGTAGATCCTGTAGAACAAGCTGGTGTAACAATAAATGGAACTAACCTTGCTGATATACCTGGTGCTATAGGTTCAACAACAGGTAATAATCTTAATTTAGGAGAGACTCCAACTAATACTGTTTTAACATTTAAATACAGAGCTGGTGGTGGTTTAGAAACAAATGTACAGACAAATGAAATAACAGAAGTTCAAAATGCACCAGCAGGTGTAACTATAACTGTCACAAATGATGAACCAAGTATAGGTGGAACTGATGGACAAACTGTAGATGAAATACGAAATAATGCTAGTGCTTTCTTTGCTTCTCAACTTCGTTGTGTTACTAAGGAAGATTATACTGCTAGAATATTAAGTATACCACAGAAGTTTGGTAGTATTGCTAAATGTTACGTTGAACGATTAGATCCTGAACAGAGTGGTGGAACTCTTTTAGTATCAACACTTTCTTATAATCAGAACAAACAATTAGTTCAAACACCACAATTGGCACTACAAAATGTTGCTAGATATCTTAACCAATTTAGAATGATAAACGATATTGTAGACTTTGGATTTACTGCAAATAGTAATTTATTTTCTGGCTATATTATAAATTTTGGTGTAAGGTTTTTAGTTAATTATGATAGAAGATTTAATCCAACCGAAGTTAAAATAAATGTAATTGATGTCATAAAAGATTTCTTTAAAATAGAAAAGATGCAATTTAGACAATCAATTAACATGAATGATTTACAATACAATATTTTGGCTTTAGATGGAGTCGTGGGTATACGAGAATTGAAATTATTTCAAGATGGTAATTCTGACTATGCTGCTGGTAGACAATTATATTATTATAAAGGTGATGGAGAAGTCATAGGTACAGATAGTAATTATGGTTTTCAATATAACTTCGATGATGCTTTACAAGATGGTATTTACAGACCATCAGTTTCACCATCAGTATTCGAATTGAAAAACCCTAACCAAGACATATATGGAAAAGTGATATAATGCATAGATATTTTTTTACAACCAAAGACGCCTTTATCAGTAGTGGTTCAAACCAAATTACTGGTGAAGACTTTAAAGATAAGAATACAGGACAAGATGAAATACTTGAGTTAAAAAAAGTATTTTTTGACAGAAGTTTTTCTTATAACACTCGTGTTCTTCTTCAGTTTGATACTACTGAAATAGAAAACTATATTAGTTCTTCAGTATTACCAAGTGATTATAAATTAAATTTAAGACTTTATGAGACAGAAGGTACAAGTGGATTAACTGAAGAATACACAATCGCCGCTTATCCATTGAGTCAAGAGTGGGATGAAGGTGTTGGTAAAGAAATAGATGTACCGAAGACAACAGATGGTTGTAGTTACCTATATAGAAAGAATAGAGAAGGTGCTTCTCAAATATCATGGACAACTCCTGGTGGAACTTATATTGCTGGAGATGAGACAACACAGGCATTTTCTTCAGAATCACCTGATATAAATATGGATATAACCACTATGGCTAAAAAATGGTTTAGTGGGGAAAATACAAATTATGGTTTATTAATTAGACTATCTGGTAGTAGAGAAACATCAAGTGGTAGTTTTGAAGACATCAAGTTTTTCTCAAGACAAACCAATACAATATACTCTCCAAAAATAGAACTTAAATGGGATGACCACCTACCAGCAACTGGTTCAAATACTGGTAGTTTAACTGAATTAGATGTTAGTGGTAATTCAGAAAACTATCTTTATCCGATACATTTTAGAGAGGCGTACAAGGAAAATGAAATTGCTAAATTTAGATTTGGTGCTCGTAAACGATATGTCCAAAAAACATTTTCAACATCATACCAAACTATTAGTGGTAGTTTTATACCTTATCCATCTGCTTCATATTCTATCATAGATATGGCAACAAACGAATCAGTTGTTCCGTTTAGTGCTTACACAACCATGAGTTGTGATACGACTTCTAACTATTTTAAACAAGACCTAAATGCCTTTGAACCTAATCGTGCTTATAAGATTTTGGTAAAGGTCAATCACAACGATGGTCAAGAGATAATATACGACAACGATTTTGAATTTATATTGAGGAGTTAATTATGGGTTACGGAAGTCCACCAGATCCCGCTGGAACTACTGGAAGTGAAACAAGTGAAGGACAAGGTCTCGGTGATGCACAAGAAAATCCTATTGTAGCCGTTGATTTAGAAGCAACAGATAGTGATAGGTTTTACTACAGAGAAAATCCTGAAGAACAATACATAGGATTATATCATCGACATGAAGATGGAACTCTGATGATTGGTGGTGGTGAGTTGGGCGTATCTCATGATATGAATATCGATGAGATTATATTTCAAAAATTTGATTACGAAACTTTACAAGAAGTTAGAGAGATTGTAAGTGACAATGTTTATAGATTGTGGTTTGAATCTCGTAATTTAACCAACGAAGAAGTATTAACTTTACAAACAACAATTCGTGATGGTATAAAAACACTGGGACGTGCAGAAGACGAACCACTTGTGTTTTTTAAGAAAGATAGAAATACATTAGAAAGTAGAAAAGATTTACAAGGTGATACTTTTGAAATAGTATGTCAACATGTCTATGATAATAATATTACTGATATATCAAGTGCTCTTTCTTTAACAACAACGAGTAAGGGTACTGAGTTAATACCACCTGAGTTGGAAGAATTAGGTGAGGTTGTAGATTATATAATAGATTATACATATGGTGATGGACAAAAACATTCTATCATAATCGCAACAAAAATAGGTAATGTGTTTACAGATGTTCTAAATTTAGGACAATTGACAACACCAAAAACGACCACTAAAATCAATCCTATTAAAGCTAAAGAAATTTTAGATACTGATATTTTTGAGTTACTTCCAACACAATCAACTCGTCAACAAGAAATAAATAACTTTTTTGTTGACTTCAATGACCTTATAGGAGCAACACCAGCATTTGAAGATGTCGATGGTGATGGTATCGGTGAGAGTATATCTGATGGGGGAGCTTCGGATTCTGGTTCTCGTATAAGTGAGGGTGATGTACCTGGTGCTGGTATAACAAGATTAGATTCACAGGCAAATGAATTGAATCAAGGACAGACACTTGAGTCAATGAGAAATCGTCTTAACACTTATCTCTCGGATGTTGATAACGTTGTTCAATCTATAGAAGACCAAAGACCTACATATGAAAATGTTTCTGAAGGTTTCTTAAAAATAAGGAGACCTAACCAAGCTATTATACTTAGGTCACCTGATAATAAACAATTGGCTTTTAGTAAACCAGTTGAAGGTGCTGTAGTAACGTCTGCTAATGGTACTGAAGTTGTTGCTGTAGGTGAAGAACCAAGTTACTTAGTGGATGGATTTACGATAACAATGTGGGCTAAATTTTTAAGTAAAACTTCAGAGGGTACTTTATTTAATTATGGTAATCCTTTAGAACGTAGTATACCAGGTGGATTTAGATTAGATACGAGAGTAAACGAACACGATGGTAAAGTTTATAGATATTTTAGATTGATGGTGGATGATTACATATTACAAAAATACATTGACCAAGATGACTCGATACAAAATCGTACTTGGGATGGGGTTGAGATTATGAACTTAAGGGATAATCATACTGGTGCTAATAACGATACTCTTGGAATAAGGTCACCGATGTATGATGATACGATGGGAGCTGTGTTAGGAAGATTGAATCAAAGAATTGTAGGAAATCAACACCCACAAATACATAGAGCCTTTCCCCACTATGAAATAAAAGATGTAGATGATTGGTATTTTATTTGTGCTACATTTAATCCAAGAATTACAGAAAGAATTTATGTGGATGATGAAAATTCATACGACCATCTTAATAGTCCATATTACAATGGTAACAACATAAACTTTTCAGGTTGGACAAGTAGAGAATATTGGTTGAATCATCTTAATCAAGGTGATGTGGTATATACACCAACGGATGTGGGAACTTTAGATGACGCTCGATCAATACGTTTTTCTCCGAGAACTCCCTTTATTAATTCAATTCAAAGTAGTGATGAAGTATTAATTAGATGGCCTGTTGGTGTTGAAGAAGCTACGATAAGAACTCTTGATATATCCTATATAACTTCAGGCGGTGACCATCGTACTTTGTTTTTTCCTGAAGGTACATTTGATGACATATGGGATCCAGAAGATCCAGAACAAGTTGAGATTGGTGTATACTCACCGAGTGGTGGTTTTGTATCAAATAGTGGAGTTGGTGCTAAATGTAAAGTAGAATTTATAAGTCGTTCTGATTTACTTAGAGCTCGTGGATATAAATTACCTGATGAATCTTTGAGAATGGAAACTATTGAAGAGGAAGTTGAGGATGATGGAGATGTAGATAGTGGTGACAATAACGGTGGTGGAACACAACAACAGACACAAGAAACAACCGAAGATACTGCACCACCAGATGGTGGTGGAGAAGGTGGTGGATTTAACTACTAATCACAATGGCAAAATTTACGAAAACAGAGGAACTATTTAACTATGTTCAACAGATTGGGCAATCAGTAGGACCAGTTAATGTAGGAAATCCACTAAGTATATATGATGGTGGGACACGAACATTAGGAGTTTTTTATCCAGAGCGTGGTCAAAATATTGAATTTAGAAATCCACTTGACCATGATGGAAACGAACCATATGTTGATGCCGGTTCATATTCCAGTCACATAATAGAGGATTACGATGGTAGAGAATCATTAGGAACTATTGTTGTTAATGAAAGAGAGGACTGGCCTGATGTAAATTATAACCCAGCCACACTTTCACCTTACTTAACAAAGGTTTCAGATGAAGAAAACAAAGAAGATGTAGAGACAACTAAACTAAAAGGTAGGAATGGAGAAAACATTTTTGTACCAAATAACACAATTGAACCACTCTCAGTTACCTACAGATTTTCTATTGATGCTTTACCATTTGTGTTAAATAGTGCTGATGACGATGAGATAATACACCTTGATAGATATTATGACAGGCAGATAAATCCAATCGAGTATGGATTAGCAACAGAGGGTAAGATAAATTTTTACCTTTATCCAAGAGCTGATGGTAGAGAGTCATTTAGACCACCATCAAACAATGTGTATAAAACATTTGTACCTTGGATGGAAAGAGGAGCATTTACAGCAGCAGATCCTGATACTGGTGTAGGTGGAGCTAGTAGATTTAATGCTTATGCTAAATCAGGAGCTAATGCTGGTGGTCCTGGTGGTTTTTATTTATTTAAATTAAATTGGGGTGATGGTAGTCCTTTACAATATACCACCGATCCTCTGCTTTTAGAACAATCTACTTTGTTAGAACACTATTACGATAAACCAGGATTTTACAAAATTACTGGCGTGGTCTATGCTAGTTTTAAAGGATTAAAAGTTGATAGTTATGAATTATTTGAAACATCTATATTTTTAAATCCATCTAAAAATTATTCTCTAAAAATGTTTGATTATGATGATTTTGCTATGATAGGTGGTGTGAGTAGAAACTCTGCGTTATCAAGAACAGCGGCAAATATATTAGGAATAGATCCTTTAAAGTTATCTATTAGTCCTGATTTATTTTTAGCTGACGAAAGAAGTGGACCTGAAGTTATTGAAAAATTAAATTTAATAGATAAGTTAGACTTATTAAACTATCTTAGTAAATTAGAGGGTAGTGTGTTAACAAAATTTAATGAACTACTTGAACCATACTCAGGCAAACAACCAAGAGTTGATGAGTTTACAGGAGAGATTGAAGAACCAGATCCTCCTACAGAACCAAGTGATTATGATTATTTTATTTTTAATGCTCCACTACATAGTAGATTAAATTTGATTCCTGAAATAAATTATGGAATTATAACATTTAAATTAGAAAACGCTTTAGTACAAGATGATGATGCTGATTTATTTAGAACAACCAATCCGAATCCTGAACAAAGTTTTGATATAGATTGGAATACTGTTTCTTATGAGGTAGAATTAAAATACTACGATGATGGTAGTAGTCCTTATTATGACGACTATGGTCAATCAGAATGGTTACCTCTTGGAACATATCCACATAGTCAAGTCTATGATGAAGATAATGACGAAATCATTGTGAGTGATGTATTTCAGTTCCAAGCTGGACATCCAGTGCCTGAACTTGAAATGGTGGTGAATGAACCTTATAATTCATTATATATACCTGGCAGAGAGTATCAAGCTAGAGTAAGAATTAACGCTCAAGAATTACAACATCATAATCCACCACTTTCTGTATCAAGTGGTTGGATTGAAATGGAAGAAGAAGGTGTTGTTGCTTTACCAACGTCAGAAAATACAGCAAAGGTATTTATAGATATTAATCTAAACATAGCTGGTGATTATCAAAGTGGTGATGGATTCCCAACTTTAAGTCCAGAGTACCCAAGTGGTTTTGATAATTTATTTTTAAATGCTGCCAATACTGAAGTACCGATTCAAGGTTCAACTGCTGAAGATTGGGAGTTTGGAGGTTGGAGTCTTGGTGGTAATAACAATGGTTTGTTTTTAGAAGATGGTGGGATGCAAAGTAGTGAACGTATCAATAAACTTATGTTAAGTGAGGGGTATTCATATGACCCGAATGCTGAAGACACCACGATGGTCTTAAATGCAAACTATTCATATAATGGTTCAAGTGGTGAAGATCCTCCACCAGAATTGGCAACAATTGATATAGAACTTTTACCACCACAAAATCCAAGTGGTAATGATACAGATGAGGCTACATATTCATGGAATAGTGGAAATGATGAGACACAACTAACTACTAATTTTGATTCTGATTCTGCAGTAATATCTGCTCCAGATAGAGTTGTATCAATGGTTGCTTTCTTTGTTCAAGGTGGTGGTGGTCAAGAAATAACTCAAGACCAAAATCAAGCTGTTGTTGCTGGTGTTAGGTTTACATTAAATGGTGGTAATCTTACTGCTCAAAATGAAAATGAAATGGAAGGTAGTTTTGAATCTATAGAAGTACAAGCAATAATGACCTCTACCGAAGGTGGTGGAGGCGGTGGTGGTAACTCTTGTTTCTTAGAAGGAACAATGATTACTATGGCAGATGGTAAAAAATTACCAATCGAAGATATACAAGTTGGAATGGAAGTAATGTCTTTTGACGATAACACAGGTGAGACTACACAAAATAAAGTGGTTGAAGTTTTTCATCATCCTAAAGAAGATACAGATGCTTATTTAATAATTAACGATACCATAAAAGTAACAGAAAACCATGTTATGTATGTTCCAAATGATAGATATACAGAAGATGATGGAGACACATGGTTAAGAGCTGACCACATTATAGTCGGTGATTTCTTGATAGGTAAATCTGTTGTTGAAGTTACATCAATTGAAAAGGTAAACGAATCCGTTGCTACCTATAATTTTGAGGTGGAAAATACACACACTTATTTTGCTGAAGACGTGGTAGTGCATAATGCTGGTGGAGGTCCTGGTGGTGGTAGTGGTAAACAAAGACAAGGTGGAACTGAAACAGGCGCCGATGGTAGTTCTGGAGGTGCTGGATAATGTCAACTGTACATAATGGATTTATAAAAGACAAATTTAAAAATTCTTTTAAAGAAAGTGATTTAAATAATTTTGATTTAGGAACAACAAGAGTTTTTAAAGGAGTTAAACCTATGTGGGATAATCTTGGATTTCCTGATGAGAGTTACGATGTGCCTGGTGAAAAATATTATTGGGGAAATGTAATACCAAAAGATTATAACTATAGTAACTTATCTGGTATAGAAAAAAAAGAAGTCATTGGTGAACCAAATGTTGGTGTGATAAAAGGTATCAAAACTCCAAGAAAATCTTATGTTGAAATAGTAATAAATGAAGATGAAGAACAAGAGTGGGAAGATAATTATTTATATCCAATACTACCAAAGATAAATAAATTTGGTGTATTTGAAAGTGAGGTAAATGTATTGTCATCATATGGAACATCAGATGCTGCTGTAACAAATCCAAATTTAACAGACGCTAATACTAATCAACCTTTGATAGCAGATATAGATTTAAATCAAAAAACAACTAAAGATATAATAGATAAAACAGATTATACAAGAATAGATTACTATAAAGATTTTGAATTAACTTTAGATAAAAATTTAAGATTATCGATAGTTGGTAAGATTAATCCTGATAATTTAGAAACAAAAAAATCTGAACAGGCATATTAATGGCACATAAAAGAATAAATTATCCAAGTGTTAAGTTAAGGGGAGTTTATCCTGAATCATCACTTGGTGAAGAACAAAGAAGTTCCGATACGGCCTACAATGAACTTGGATTAAACACAAATGATTTGTATAATCAATCTTTAGGTAATTGGACTGAAAAGGTCGCATCAAATAGAGCTTTTGTTGCTAACTTAGATTTGATGGATGATATATTTGCTTCAGGTCAAGTAAGTGAAGATGACCGTGGTAGACCTATTAAAATTAGGTTTGGTCTCATGGAATTTTTTAAAAATCATGGAGCATTAGCAGCTGATAGTTCACCATCTCGTGTATCCAATTCTGCCTATCCAGCTCCTGGTAGAAAAGCATATGTAAGTATGTTTGCTGAAATAAGTACCGATGGGGTAATCACCAATGTGGCTACAGAACTTGATGATGATACAGGAGAACAGCAGCCTTACTATGTTAATGGTTATGAGACTGGTTTAACACCTTACATAGCTTTTGTACCTACTAGAACACTAGCAGAAGAAGCTGGACACCCCAATGGAACTTTTCAGTCTCAGAATGGTGCTCTAATGCCTAATTATTTTTATGCTCCACATGATTTAATTTTTGAAGAACCTTTCTCAAAGAGTAGGGATAATAGTTATAGTGGTTTTTTGTCGTCAAGATGTCAAGATATTCTTTATTGGACATTTGGAGGAACACCTCATGAAATTCAAGACAATGAAGAATTTTATAATAACGACTGGAGAAGATATCGTATACCAGCAGATAAAGTTGTAAAGATAGGAAATCCAATAGGTGGTCAAGGGTTTTGGGGACAGAGGGAAATGGCATTTAAAGAAACTCCTAACGCTTATATAAAACCATTTAGAGAAGATTATCAAGAAGGAATACTTGATCCTATCAATGTCGATGAAGACCAAGACGATCCTTTAATAGTGGAATTTAGTAGTGATGAAAATAGAATATCAAGAAATATACTAATAAGAAAAGTTTATCAAAATTTAATAGATTCATTTACTAACGTTAATCTTAATTCTTCATTAAGAACACAATTAACAACAATGAATTCAAGTGACAGATTATTTGAAATTATCTTTCCAAGAACTTGGTTTATAAAAAACCCAGCAGATCCTCTTCAGACCTTAGATAGTTATCTTCAATATTGGGGTGACTCGGATGGTAATGGTATACCTGATATCGTAACAAACGGTCCTGATTGGATAGGATATTTTGATGTTGGTGTAAGACAAGTAATACCTTATCAAAGTAGTAGAGGAAATACTCCAAAATTTACGTTGACAGGAGAGAATGGTTTTATAAGAGGTAGATATGACCAATTAGCTCAAATGACTCAACCAGAAAATCCTAATTTAGTGGCACCTGAAATCACCGATGAAGGTCCACTAAAACCATCTGTAGATTCTGTTGGTGGTGGTGTTATTTTTGAATTTCCAAATTATGCTAGCCAAGTAAAGAATCAAGGTTCAACTTTTTCTACTAATGATGGTTTGGTAGAACAGATATACACTCAGTTTCTTGGATTTCCTCGATTTAGATGGCAAACACAATTAGAATCTGACGAACTATATCAAGAAGGTGAAGAATTAGATGAACAAGATTTTATAGTAAATGTAAAATCAACCATAGGAGAAGAGAAAGATTTATTGTACTATAGATTAGATAGTCAAGATTACGTTGACACATCCTATCCGTTAAAGGTAAAATTAAATCTTGATATTTTTTCTCAAGAAAATGTCATTCAAGATATTGGTGTGATAAACGGAACTGGATTTATTGAAGAAGCTGGTGCTAATAACGCAAACGTACTTTCAGGTGCTACCGCAACACAACTTTATGGAGCTGCTTCTGGTGTATCTATTGATGAGGAACTTTTTACTGGGATAGATAATCAATGGTCTCTTTTATCTTTGTTCTATATACCAACCGATTTGCGTAGTGAACTTTTTACAAATCAAACTAACTTAGATGATGTATCTTCTTTTCATTATAGATATGAAGTCATACAATGGGGAGATGAATCTCAACTAGCAACCAACGAGAGTATAAAGAATTCTTTTTTCTTTAAACCATACGAGGGGGAAGAGGCACCACCTACAACTGAATTTAATTTTAGAAAATTAATAAATTCACAAGCTATAAAATCTGTACCATTTCAACAAAATAGTTATCATACCTATAACAGACCTGGTGTATATCAAATAAAAGTTATTGCTTATCGTTATAGTGCTGATGGTATTTATGTTTTACAGACAAGTCTCGTAACTAAAAATATTGTTATAAATGATAATAATTTTAAAGACCAAGACTTTTCTATATTTGGTGGCACTAATTTTGATTTCTTACCCTTAACATCACCAGATAGTCAAGCAATCATAGGTGGTCTAAGTGAACAATCTAATTACCATTCTGCTGTTACAAAAATGGTAAAGGATGATGATTTTACTAATGATGATTTTTTAAGTAGAGTTTCAGCAAGAGATTATGTCATTCAAAACTCTTATAAATTGTATGGGGAAGAACCTGGTCAGTTGGATATGTCACAAGTAAAATTATACAATCAACCAAAAGATTTTTGGGATATTATAAAAACACCAGTACCAGATATTGTTTATAAAAGAAAAAGAAGTAATGGAGATTTGGTATTTGATAATAACCCAGGATATTTTAACTTGGTAAGTCAAACTGGATATGGTGCTATGTCTTTTTTGTTAAGCATGGCAGATGGAACTATTTCTAACGAGTTTGGAACAACACCATTACCAAAAGACTTCGAATTTCCTATGGAACAGATATTTATTGATAAGAGTGAAGATGATTTAATATTTTATTTAGATCCTAATCTCAACGAACAAGATGTATCAAGAGATGTAACTGGTGGAGATATCTCTGGTATTTTAGTCGGAGACTATAAAGTTGAAAAGACAAAGAATGGACCAGTAGTTAAAACTGAACAGATGGATACACCAATAGTTGAAAGAAACAAAGATAAACAAGCTTTTTAATGAATATATTACAACCATATAATGACGATACATTAGAATTAATTTCCGATGATAATGAATACAACATAGTAGATTTTATAACTAATGAAAATGGTAAAGTAAAATTATCAGTATTTACCGAAAGTAACGTATTTCAAGACTCTGAAGATTTACAAAAAAATATCGATTTTTATACGACTCAAGATAGTCAAAGACTTTTTCTAAAACCAAATGAATATTTAGACAGAAATGGTTTTAGTGAAGGAAACTATAATTTACAATATGATTTTATAGAAAGATTTGCTGAATCATCATTCACAGAATTATTCCACTTATCAGAAATATCACCGAGTAGAAAAGAAATCAGATTTGAAATAATTAATGGTGATATACCGACTGATGGTCCTGTAGGTGAACAGGCCTTTAACGATTTTTTTAATGTAGAAAATCAAGGAATAGATGTCTATGGTTTTAATTCATACTTAGAACTTTCACGAGGTAGGTTAGTAGCAATAAACGGATATGCTTTTGATAAAGTTACAAGGGATAAAGTAAGTTTAGTTTTAAAACTAAATCAACCATTACCTTTAGATATAGCAACATTACAAAAATTTAACATAGTAAATAAGATTTTAGTTTCTCAAGTAGAAACAATATTTTTTATAGATAGAGAACGTCTTGCGATAAGTGGGTTGGGATTACAAATTGACGAGGGTTACGCTACACAAAATGTATCAATCGAAGATTCTTATTCTAACAGAAATGATATAACAGGTTCATCAGGAACAAATATTGTAGAAGAAATTGTTAGACAACAAAAAGATTTAAATTTAAATATAGATTATGGTAAGTTTGATAATCATATATTCTTTGGTTCAGCAAAATCAAAATTAGAAAACTTTAAAAACAAAGCAGTTAAACTTGAGGGATTATATAATCAAATAAGTCAATCTCTTGCTTACTCAAGTAGTTTAAAAGTTGTCGAGAAACGAAAGTCTTTGTTTGATGAGGTAAGAAAAATAGAAGATGAGTTTACTCACTTTGAACATTTTATGTATCATGATGGACAGAGTTATTCTACATCATCCGCACCTGGTATTGGTAGTAATTTAGCTGGAAGTAGCTTTTCACAAGTCGGTTACACTCAGACTGAAAATACTATACAAGATAGTGAAGGATTTGATAAAATTCACAATAAAGAAAAAGATGGATACTTACATTTAACTACGGACTTATATAATGTAGAGAATCCACCTTTTTATAACTCAAATGATTTCTTTTATTTGTCATTTATCTTGAGAGGCGGTGGTGATGATAGTGAATACAGTTTACATATTAGTGGGGGATTTCAAAATGAGTTTTATGACGTTAGGGGTACAAATACCAAAGTTGGTAATTACGTTTATTCAAAAGATAGAAAGATACCTTTCAATGCTTGGAGTGGTTCTGCTTTATTAAACCCACAAGTGACAGGCTCTAATTATCAACGATATGTGTTTAAGGCACAACAAAATTATTTCAGACCAATAAGAAGAGATGGATTAAAGTTTGGTCTTATAGGATTTGGTGATGAAACTTATGGAGAGGATGCAACTGGTATTTGGGAGATACTATCTGGCTCAAATGCTATATCAGGTTCTTTGAGTGGTTCTCTTGGAGACGGATTTGCTTATGGTAATTTAGATATAACAGGAAAATATACACCTTATTATTTTCCATCAAGGTTAGCCTCCGATGGTACTATAGATGATGTTTTTCCACCACCAACAGGTTCTTTCTTACCACAAGGTGATTTATTTCCTGTATTTACTCAGGCAAGTGGTGATAAGAAGGCATTTTTTACTGATGTGGTAGTTACTAAAAATGATCCTAGAAACATACATCCTTTTTCTAAAATTTACAGACCACCGAGTGGTAGTTATGCTGGTTCATCCGAATGGAATAGTTGGTATAACACGATGGAGACTATTGCTGAAAATTATGATAATGACAATATAAATTCATTAGTTAATAATCTACCATTCTTTTTAAGAACGAATAGTGAACATAAAGTTCTTCGTGATTTCGTAAATATGTTGGGTGAACAATTTGACTTATTAAGAAGTTACATAAACAATTATGAAAATTTTTACACGTTAGGATATAAAAATCCAAATTCTATACCAGATAATTTACTACCGATAATAGGAAACACACTTGGTTTTGATTTAAAAAATCCATTGTCTGGTAGTTTAGAAAATTATTTACAATCAACTCGTGGAGATGAAGTAGGAGATAGACAGGCAATTTCTTCTCTTTGGACAAAGATATTAAATAATATTGTATACGTTTATAAAACCAAAGGGACGATGGAGTCGCTAAATACTTTGTTAAATTTATACGGATATGATACCAACAACTTCGAACTTACCGAATTTGGTGGTTCGTTTGATGACCATAATCCAAGTGTAGTTACTAACGATTCTCCTAAAGAATTAGACAATGGATTAAACAATGTAAAGGGTAATGTTTCTTTTAGGGAAAAAACTGAACAAATGAAATCCCTAAATTTATCAACTAAGACTAATTTACTACAATTAGATTGGTGGTCTAATGATGCTGAACCAAATGGTGTTGAATTTATTTTTAGAACTACTAATACACCTAATACTCAAACTCTTGCAAGGTCAAGTGGTTCGGCGTCTAATAAACATAATTGGGATTTGAGAATCGTACCATCTGGTTCTTCAAACTCTGCTGGTAAATTAGAGTTTAGATTAAATGATACTGCTGGTGCTGGTAGTGTTATATCAAATAATGCTATATCAATGTCAACTGATTTTATACAAAACGTTAATGATTTTAAATTTTATAATGTTTTATTACAAAGACAATTTGTTACATCGTCATATGAGGCTACTTCTGCGTTAACGCAATCGTATCACTTATTTGTTGGAAGACAAGAAGACGATAAAATAAAAGATATACAACATATTAGTATGTCATCTCTAAGTTCTAATGCCAATCAAAACTACATAACTGCGTCAGGACAAACCTCTAATAATTTAGTGTTTGGTGACCACATTACTGGTTCAATTGCAGAGATAAGAGCTTGGGATTCTTACATTAGTATGTCCAAGTTTAAACAACATATTTTAAATTACAAAAGTGTTGTGGGTGGTAAGATAGATTCTGCTAGAGAAGATTTAGTTTATCATTATCCTTTAAGTGACAATGAATCGTCTACTGTAATTAAAGATTTTTCATCTACAAATAAAGTAAAAAGTTTTGATAAACAATTATCATCACAACCAAGTTTATCAGCTGTAACAAGTAGTATGTCAACGGTAAAGAATTTCAGTTTTCAAGTTAGAGGAACAGACCAATTAAAAAGTAAAAAACAATTTAAGATTGGTTCTGATTTAAAAGTAAATGGAAATTTAAATTCTAAAGTAGCTACATTATCAAATCCAAAAAAGGCAAACACAAATCAATCAACTGTAAAGGTAGTAAATAAAATAGGAAAATCATATTCTTATGTAGATGCTATAGATGCTATAGTAATAAATGCTATGGCTGATTTTCAGTTAGATGATTATTTAGATGATGGTGTTAACGATGGTATTTATACTGATTTGATAAATTTAAGAAAACAAATTATTACTGAAAGAAACGTTTCTGTTGATATACCAAGTAATTTGGCTTCTATAGAAAAACACACAGATGATCCTGAATTTATAGAAAGGGTAGAATCTTTAGTACCTGCTAAAACAAAATTTGAATTTACATATGAAGTAAAAAATGATGTACTTCATAGGTCAAAACACAAAAGAGCCAGTCTACAAACTGAATTAAATCCAAATAAGGTAATGGGTTCTACTAACTTAACTGAACCTGTTATCGGTATTGATTTTAATGAAAACAAACATAATGTATCTATTGACGTACCATTAGATGAAATGACCACATCAGGATTTGCAAATGAAAATTTAAGAGAAAAATCAATTGACGTACTTAGTGATGAGATTGATGTTAGTGGTGCTGGAAATGAAAATGTGTTAACAAATAATTCGACACCTTTAGACGTGGTTGATTTATCTAACTCAGCTAATCAATCTGTTTTTAATTTAGAACCAAGTAATTTTAAAGGTTTATTATTAGGTTCTAAAAATGAATTTTTTAAGAATCATGGGAAGAGTGAAAATCAAACTTTCTTTAAGGCTGGTAATCCTGGCAGTGATGGTAATTACAATACTTACAAGTATGAAGATAGAGTGGTTTTTAGAACAATAGGAGAAACCGAAGAGTTTTTTCCTACAAGTGGTTCATATAAAAATAGAACCGGCACAAACGCCAAACAACCTTTTAATCATCATGATAACTTTAGACATTTTGGAAATCGTTATTATGTAGATAGTGGAAGTGGATTCACATACACATCTTTTTTTGGTAACCATGATGCTAGTGTAAATGCTAGAATGGTAGGTAGAACTTTATTTTTTAGTTCATCCAATGGTGAGATATTCTATCCAATAAATCACTACTTCAAAGTTGGTACAAGTAAAGATGGATTAACAAACCTTATTTATAAGGGAACACAGAACGATGGTTCAAATCCACCAAAATTTGATAAAGAACTTGATACGAAACCTAAAACACCAGCCTATATAATCAAGGTAGGTGGTTCAGATACCGTTAAGAAGTTAAAAGTAATAAGGTAAAATAATTTTTCGATATATTTATAGATGAGTAATATTATAACATAAGGATTACAACTATGGGACTTTTAGACAACGATACCGTAATAGTAGATGCCATTTTAACCAAGTTAGGTCGACAGAAGTTAGCAAATGGACAACCATTAGATATAACCCAATATACATTTGGAGATACAGGAGTTGATTATACATTGTATAATCCTGACCATCCAAGTGGTTCAAGTGCATATGGTAGTGCTATAACAGACCTACCAATGTTAGAGGCTGTACCTGATGACAACGTTTTTTTAAGATTTAAATTATATGGACAAGGAGAAAGGAACGTTCAAAACTTTTCTTTTATTACTATAACAAGTGGAACGTCTGTCACTATAACAAAAGTTGCTGGTGAGACTGAAAGTAATCCTGTTACTATAGTTCCAAGAGTTTTTCCAAATGTACCAAATGCTTCTTTTGATTTTAAAATTTTAGACATGAGAGGTTTGGTGTTAGAAAATGTAATTGACCAAGACATATCATTGAGTGGTGATTTTACTTCTGATAGATTACCAGCATTTGACCATCCAGATCCTGTCATAGGAACTATAAGTAATCAAAGACAATTGGCAATAAATGCTGCTCCACAACAATTTACATCACAAAGGTCAATTGGTGTTGAGATAACACGAGATGGTGCTGCTGCTGGATTTGTAACTATTACCGTTAACGTAAATAACACAACAACGTAGGGTTTAAATTATGATGAAAACATTTAATATAGCAGAAGATACTATAACAACACAGATTACTGTTACCAATGGATTTTTTGATGGTGGTGTTGGAACTCTTGCTGGTACGAATTTTACAACATCTTCA